TGCCTACGGCTTTACCACGAAAATCAATTGTTCTCATTGCTTGCTCCTTTCTTTTGAAGTTCGTTGATTAGTGCATCAGCCAAACTGACTGCCTCTTTTGCACAGCCTTGTGGCGTTTTGTACTCAAAGCCATTGATTGGCGAGTGGTCTGCACGTTGTGCATTGCCATCGTCCATATAGATTGCAGGGAGCATTGCCTTGGCAATCTCGTATCTACGCTGCTCCCAATTGATGGTTTTGTCCTCAATGACCTGCTCATAATCTCTGAACAGGTTTGCTTGCAAACCATACACTTTGCCGTTGTTGTCTGTACATTCGGCAAAATCGCCTCTCTCGTTATGTCGGAGAACATTGATTATTTCTCCAGTTGTTCTATGTCTGTATTTCATATTCTACATTTTTATAGAGAGTCAAGTCCAAGGATGTCCTCCACTCTGTGAATTTCTGTATCAACTTTCCGTTCCAACTCCATACTCTTAGTCAATGCCTCATGTGAACGGAGGCGGAAATATTCTTTTTGCACTGTACGCATTTCACGCACAAGCATGAAAAATGATTTTGCGTCCATATTATCTTCTACTCTTTCCCATAAGGGGTATTACGTTGTAAGTTTTGAAACGGTCAACGAGACGGCCGAAACCGTCATTGCGCTTGAACCGCTTTTGAAGTTCGTTGTTGTCGAGGTTTGTGGTGAGGTGGGCAAACTTGCCGTACTGCGTCCAAATCTCGTTGCGAGCGTGCAGGAACTCATCTGTGAGGAGACCAGTGTCCATGCCGAAGAATGTGCGGTCTTGTATGCCGATGTCGTTTAGGCACACGTTCTGAGGGTTGCACTTGAAACCACGGCACTCCTCCTCGTTGTAGGTGAAACGGTCGAGGTTGTTGTGAATGGTGTAGTAGTTGACCATCTGAGTGACCGACAAGTTCCAGAAGAAACGAGGGTTGTTGGTGCGCTGGAGATACTCGCTGAAGATTTGCATGAGGAGCGTCTTGCCCACACCGACACCGCCCTGTATGAGGATGCTCTTGTGCAGCTTGTAGCCACGACCGGGAAAGACCTCCTCTGCCAGAGGGCAGTTGTTGAAATAGTAAAGCAGGAAACGCAGCACATCACGGTTGTTGTCGTCAACGATGAACTTGCGCCTTTGCGGAGCAAGCACAATGTTGTTGGCAATGTGCATGACGAATGCGCTGTGTGCTGAATACACATCGGGGTCGGCAAGATTGTAGGCTTGCTTACGCACTTTCTCCGCCTCCTCGCGAAACCGCAGGGCAGCATCGTGGAGCGACAGCCATATAGGAGCACTCTTGCGATTGTTGCGGCACGCCTGCAAGATGCAAGCGTCCCATTCGGCATCGCCAGTAGGCCGCTTGCCGAACTTGGCAAGTTCGGTGACGAGAGTCTTGGGATATGGCTTATTGTTCATAACTCATATAGATTAAATGTCCTGACCGCCAAAGCCACCGTTGAACTCATACGAGGGAGGCGGCAGCTCCGCATCGCTGTCATGCTCGACAGGCGCGTAAGCCTTGCGCATCCATGAGCAGAAATGACGCTTGGCATCGTTGAAGTTGGAGTGCGGCTTGCCGTCATTCTCGCATTTGCAATGATTGTGGAAAGCGTCAAGACGCTTGGCAAGTTCATCGGCATCGAGGTGGAACTGCATACACACAGGCTCATTCCATGTGCGGTCGGCTTTCATCTGGTCAATCTCCTGCTCAAGGGAGAGCGAATAATCAGACGGAGGTGTAGGGGCTTCGCCCTTAGACTTGGCAGACGAGGCAGTCTTGCCTTTCTTGGGAGGACGACCGCCAAGCTTGCCGAACTTCTTGCCATTCTCTTTGCGTGCGATGCTCGCATCAATGTTAGGCTTGACGAGAATGAACACCCCCTGCGCGATGTCGGAAAGTCCTTTCGGCTCTTTGCTGTCAAGCGCATACTCAATGAGTGCCGGGTAAACCTCGGTCTGCACTTCGATGGGCATACGCTTGATAGCCTCAAAGAAACTGCGATAGAAAACAAAACTGTCTCGTGCCATAATCAAACCTCTTTTATGCGGATGCCATGAACGTGGAGCATGAGTTTCCGCTTGATGATATACTCTTTAGTGCGAACGCCTTTCGTGTCCTCGACAACGGTCTGCCCTGTCGCGCGGTCGGTATAGACGAAATCGGCAACATAACGGCAGGGACGCTCGAGGAGAACGCGCGTGTCGCGCCCCTTGAAATCCTTGCCACACTCGCCATACTGGGCAGGTATCAACTCGTAGGACACCTGCTCCCGCAGGTCGGAGATAAGTCCGGCACGCTCCATGAGGCGGAGCTGGGCAGCGCGGTAATGCTCTTTCTTGGAGGCATGACCGCCCACACGCTCGTTGCCGTACTTATTCCGGCCTTGGAAAGCAAATGAAGAAAACTTAGCCATTGTCGCTCGTATTAACCTTGTAGCGGAATAAATCCATAATCTTGGTTTCGTCAAGCGTGGCAATCTCGTAGTCCATCACAGAACCTTTCATGTGCTCGACAACACAGATGTGGGCGTTGTTGATGTCGATGAAGTGAACCGCTTGTTTCTTCTCCTTGCCTGTTTTCTCGTCAATGGTGATGTACATGAGTTTAGCCTTGAACCATTTGTCGGCAGTGGACAGCCCCTCTACAATCTCGGAAATGTTGGTGCGCTTGATAGTAACCACATCGAACTCGCCCGAAATGTACGGCTCCATCTCGTTTGTGATGCGTCCCTCAGCCTCGGCAAAGGAAAGTGCATCGACAAGGTACAGCTCGGTGACTTTCTTTGTCATGCCGTTCTCCATAGTCCGCTCGTAGCGGACACCACATTCATAGAGCATCATACGGTAGCCTCCTTTCCTGCTTCAGCGTTGAGAAACTTGATGAAGTCCTTGCTCACACGGAACTTTGCGGACTTGTGTGCCGGAATAACGACAGGCTTGCCAGTCTTGAAATCGCGTGCAGGACGCTCCTTGCACTCGGTGGGTTGGAACGTGCCGAAACCACGGATGATAACAGGCTCACCCTTGGCGAGTGTCTGCTTGATGACACGGAGAATGCCGTCAACGGCTTGGAACGTAGTGGAGAGGTGGAGTTTCTCGGAAACCGCAACCTCCTTTGCCAATTCATTTTTTGTCATGATTGAGTTTTGATTTTAATTTGTTTGTTAATTGAGTTATCATGTAAGCGCGGCACTTGCATTTCTGCATGGGCAACGCATCGTAAATCTTCGCAGCCTCATCGAGGTAGGAAATGACCTTTTGCAGGTCGGTCTTGCAGAGGTCAGCCATCTTGCACTGGATTGAGGAACAGACTTGCAAGTTCATCGAAGTACATTTCATCCTGCGGAATGTCGTCATCGGTGGCCATTATCTGGTTGGCGATGGACTTCTTCTTGTGGATGATGGAGTAGAGCGTGCTGTCGATGGTGGAACGGCCAAGCAGGTAGTAGCACGTAACGTTGTCCTTTTGCCCGATGCGGTGGGCACGGTCTTCGCACTGGCAGCAGTCGGCATAAGTCCATGGAAACTCAACGAAGGCCACGTTGGAAGATGCCGTGAGCGTGAGGCCCACGCCAGCCGCCTTGATGGAACAGATGATGAGTTGCGCCTTGCCCGACTGGAAAGCATCGACAGCCGCCTGTTTCATCATCATGGAGTCGCGCCCGGTAACGGAGACCGCCTTGGGGAACGCTTTCTTAATCTCGTCCACAATCTCATGCAGGGAGCAGAAGAGAATGAGCGGCTTGCCGTTGGCGAGGAATGTGCGCGTGAAGTCGATAGCCTGTTTCACCTTGCCTTTGGCAGAGAGCGAGCGCAGCGTCATGAACTTCACCAAAGCCTCCATGCGCATCTTCCTGCGAATATCGAGGTCGTCGCACTCGGTGTACTGGCGCAGGTATTCGGCAAGGTCGTGTTCTGCAAGCATATACTCGTCACGGTTGGAAATATCCACGATGAGGTCGGTGCGCGTCTTGTCGGGCAGCTGTGTAAGCACCTTAGCCTTTTCGCGGCGTATCATGCAGCGCGAGTAGAGTTCGGCAGAGAGCCGTTCGAGGTTGCGCGGAGCATCTTCCTCCTCCTTGTTGCGCCTCTCCTTAGTAATCTCTCCACCGCCATACTCGGCAAGAAACTTGGATCGTCCGCCAAACTCGGGCAAGCGTCCCATGATGGAGAGTTGCGCAATGAGGTCGGCAGGGCGATTGACCACAGGCGTACCAGACAGCAAGATGCGGTATTCCTTTCCCTCGGCAATGCCACGCGCAAAGATGGTCTGCTGTGCGGACGGGTCTTTGACACGGTGACTCTCGTCAATGATGATAGACTTGAACAACTTGATGTCGGGAGTAAACACAACATCTTTCAAGCGGAAACCGCCACGCGAGCCGCCCTTGATGTCCCACACGAAATACTTGCGCAGGGACTCGTAATTGACGATGGCCACCTGCTGCATACCCATTTTGAGGAGGTACGGCCATGTGGTAAGCACGGAGTTGTCGAGCACAAGAGCGTGCTTGTCGGTAAACTTCTCGAACTCACGCTGCCAGTTGATTTTGAGCGAGGACGGACAAATGACCAAGCAGGGGTAAGCGTTGGCACAATCCACGACACCGATGCTTTGGAGCGTCTTGCCAAGCCCCGGCTCGTCACCGATGAGGAAACGATGCCAGCGCAGCCCGGCAAGAATGCCCTCCTTTTGGTAGTCGTAGGGTTCGACACGGAGGTGATGTTGGAGTGTTTCAGCCATACGCATTGAGTTTGTGGGTTGATAGTGTGATGTCGTAGCCATTGCGAAACGCAACCTTGCGCAGGTCAATACAATTCAAATGGCAGTGGCGAGCCTCCTTTGTCTGCGCCCCCATACCAGAGGACGAGCGCACACCATTCTTCATGCCGCCACAGGTGTAGCCGTATTGTCCCGACCAGACGGCAAAGGGACACATACGTCTGAGGCGTTTGAGCAGATTGATTTGTACTTTCGGTGAAAGTATCTTTGTCATAACTTTGTTCTTTATGTGATTATGCGAGAGAGAAAGCCCAATACTGGAAAGCAAGTTCGTTGTACTTGTCGAAACCACGGAGATAAGTATCATCGCCACGCTTGATGAACTTCTTGAAGATGCGGCAGTTCTTCTTGCTGATGGCATAGATGAAATCGCGGTCGGAATGGGCTATGTCCATGTACCAGGCACGCGACCTGTCCCAATCGAAGAAATCGACAGCGTTGTCGAACTCCGCCTGTGTGGAGGCGAACGTAGTCTTTAGGTCGCCACCGAAATGGCAGGACGGTAGCCACCAGTCCCACTTGCAGCGCGTGTCGAGCGTGAAATGGAAACCGCTATTATCGAAAGGCTGCTGCTTGTTGACCATAAAGCACTGCGTCTCGGACAACTCCAGCACCTTGGCAAGGAATGGGTCTCTGCGAGCCTCGGCACGGAGCGCACGCTGCATTTCGCGAGCGTGGAGGAACTCTTCCTCGGAGCATTGCTCACCATCAATCGTCATGTGGAGGAAGTCCACACGCGAGGGTTCGGTGATGATGGCATCCACGATAGAGCCAAAGCGGAATGCCGCCTCACGGTCGCCATACTGCATGTGTGGGTGGAGCTGGTTCTTCAGTTCAGTAAGGTCAGAATTGCTGACCTCACTGCGCTGATAGTATTCGTCTGGGTTGATGATAGGCTTAATCTTCGTCATAGTCATCGTAATCGGGTTCATATTCCACTTCGCCCTCACCATCGCACACTTCGCAGGTCTCCTTTTCGCCCTTGATGAAGTGCATGCGCTTGGCAATGGCCTCCTCTTCCGTTTCGGGGAGCAACTTCCACGTTTCCTCGGTACATTCCGTTTCGCGGTCGGCCTCAAAGTCGTAGGCGTGCCAGTGATAGCCTTTGCCGCCACAAGCCGCACACTCAATCATTGTAGGCTCACGCTCATTCCATGGGGCGCGAGGGTCGTACTCCGCGCCAGCCGGGTAATATCCACTTTCGTACATAATCGTTTACTTTGCTTTAACTTCGTCCTCGTAAGAGACAGATGTTGAACTGATAAATTCGGGGTGGTCTTTGTCGTTTGCGAGTTTCTCGCAGTAGGTAATCTGTTTCTTGAACACCTTTGAAAGGTCTTCGACAGACTGGTATTGTCCCTCCTTTGACCACCAAAGAGACAAGGCAGCGAGGACACCCTGCGCATCGTGGAACACAAGACGTTTCTTGACGGAAGTCTTGGGCTGATACCCGGCAGGGGTAACGATGGCCTGTTGTCCAAAGAGGTTGCCCACTTCGGCCGCTTCCTGCTGCATCTTCTTCTTTGCCGTCTCTTCCTCCTCCTTGCGCTTGCGTTCAGCCTCAATGCGTTTTGCCTCGGCCTCCTCACGCGCTTTCAGTTCAGCAGCCATGCGAGCCTTTTCTTCCTCATTGGCTTTCTGCATACGCTCCAATTCGGTTTTCTTGGACGGCAGTGTGTCGAGAATGTTGTCGCGGTAGTCGCCCACCTCAAACTCGTACTGCTTGGCAAACTGCTCCATGAGTTTGAGGGCGATAGATGTGCGCACCTCACGGAGTTTGTCCTGCATGTCGGCAAGTTCGGCAGGAATGCGGACATTGGAGGGAGTCTTTGCAGCCCAATCATTGGGCAGCTTGACAGGAAACTGCTTGATAGCCTTGCACTGCGCCTCGTAGTTGTCGAGCGTGATGGCAGCGTTAAGTTCGGTAAGGGAGTTGATGGCATTGGTGGTGTGGGTGTTAAATGACCGCTTGTAGTCGTCCTCCACGTCAGCCTTGTAGCGAGCGAGGGCTTGCTCACGCTGTTGGCGCAGCATCTCCTCCCTGCGCTTGCGCTCCTCCTCGGCACGTTTCTGTGCAGCGTAGGCATTGCGAGCCTGTTGTATCTGGTAGGGAACAGAGTTTGTCTTGGTGGGGTCGATGGCATTCTCCATGCCTGTGAACTCCGAGCGTATCTGGTCAAAGATTTTAGTGATGGCAGAACGGCTGGTGTTCATCTTCTTCACCGTGTTGCGAGCCTTGTTGATGTAGGTGGCGCACTGCATATCCAGTTCGTCAGTCATGCCGTGCTCCTTGATTTGGACGAGGAGCCGCTTGCCGAAGTCGGTACACTTCTTGCAAGAAATGGTGTTGTTCTTGTACACCTCGGGCGCAGTCTGCGCTATCATCTGCACGTTCTCCTTGCGCACGATGGTCAAATCGGTATTTGTTGCTTGTTCACTCATAGTTGTCGGTTGTTAGGGATTAGAAAGTGTCGTCATCATCATTTGCCGCAGGATCAACGGTTACGCCAGCCGCTGTGTTGTCGGCAGGAGCAAAGGATTGTTCGGGCTGACGGTCGGTAATAATCTCGCCTGTGGCAGTATCTACCTGTTCGCCATTGTCGGTGATGCCGTAGATGTCGTCAGAGATTTCTGTCTCGTCAACCTGCTGTGACTCCAACTGTGTGGCATGGCCGATACGCGCCTTGGGATAAGTCTTGAAAGCGTGCTTGATACACTTGGCAACGAGAAAGCCGGGGTCTATCTGTCCGCCCTGTGCGGTGTAGAGGGCGTTGGGCTTGCCGTTCTCCCACTGCTTGGTCTGATAGTTGAACTTTGAGTTCTGACGAGCGGAGTAGTTGGAGAGCCGCGCCCAATCTTCGGGCAGCATGACGGCATAGTCGGCAGAGCCATCGGCACGTGTAATCTTCATGAAACAAGCCACGATACGCCCGGACTGGTGAGGGAGACGGCAGGTGTAATTGACGAACTTCTGTCCGTTGCGCTCGCCAAACTCAAAGCTGTCCTCCTCATAGACGACGACAGGGTTGTCGGCATGGCGTATCTGACCGCAACGAGCGCGAAGCACCAACTCGCCATAGCCGCTGACGGTGAGGACGCACTGCGTCTCGTAGCGGTTCTTCTTCTGTCCGTGGTCGTCCACATAGGAGTCAACAGCGATGGAGTGTGCGAGGAGGTAGGCTTGCGCCTTGGTGCCGGGGTCGAGGGTGAGGCCAGAGATAGCCACATCAAGAAACGAGGTGAAGAGGGAAAAATGGCTGCATTTCTTGCGCACGTCCTCTTTCTCGGAAAGCAGACGGTTGAAGTTGCGAGCCTCTTTCTCGTAGGCAGCTTCGCCCGACACGCCAGTGGACTGCGACCACATGGCATCGTAGATCTGAATGAACTTGTCGCGCACGTTGTCGTTGCGGACGATTTCTGTCGGCTGCAATTCGTTGAGCAGCTTGACTGTAATTTCTATTTGACTCATAGTTGTATGAAATTGAATGTGATTAAAATTTTTTCAGTTGAGCCGCAGGGAGGAGTTGAACCTACCTAATGACCAGAGCAGAGTTGATTGCCCTCCGTGGGTTGCGCCTATCCGATTAGCGCATTCTATCTGCGGCAGTTGAGGCTACTTGCCAAGATAATCTTGCTGTATCCGCTGCAAGAGCCGCAGGTCGGCTGTTCGGTATTCGACCTTGCCCGGACGCTTGTAGGCTGTTACCTTTCCCTGCTTGCGCCAACGCTCCACATTTCCGCGCCCGAACATTTCAAATGCTTTGTTCTGGCTGATGAACTCCGGGTCGTTGGCATCCTGCTTGAGCAGATGCACGACCCTTGCGGCCACATCATCGAGGAACGTAGAATACTTGACGCACATGTCTGAGAAGTTGAGGTAGTCCATTATCCTTTAATCTCCGGCTTGTGCGTCTATCTCTTCGCACCATTCATTAATGGCTTTGAGCCAGTTGTCGGTCTTGCACCAACGCCAAAAGAGCACACACATTGCGGCAAGCATGGCAAGGCCAAACACCTTGTCGAAGAGGAAATGCAGGAAAAACGAGAGTACAGTTTCGTCCTGTTCCTCACCAAGGAGGAAGAGTACGCCAACACTGCCCATGAGGGCGAGAATGGCGATGCGGAAAATTGAGATTGCTTTTTTCATTTCTTGTCTGATTTTATAGGGTTTGAACATGGAGGCTCTTTTGTGTGCTCAACGTAGCGGTTGAGCAGGGTGCAGTAACATCCGTTGATGGCGTTGTAGGACTGCTTGCAGGATTTGCAGAACTGGTTGGGCATGGCTTAGTAGCTTTGCGTGATACCGAGTTTTGCAAATGCCTCTTCCTCGGACACGGAGCCGCGCCAAGCATCGAGGTAGTCGTTGATGGCTTGCTCGTTGTCACGGTCGGCCTGTTCGTTATAGCCGAAGTCCTTGCAGAATGCCGACCAACTGATGCGGTCGAGTTCCTCGTTAGACAATTGTTTTGTGGTGTTGCAGCTGATGAGGCTTGCAAGGAGGAGTACGGAGGTGATGATTGACTTTTTCATTGTAGTGTAAGTGTTATGAAATTCTTGTTGCTGTGATTGTGCGCTCTTCTCGGTTTGTCGAGGTTGAAAACTTCTTGTCCCACTGCAAGCCGAAACTAACACAAATTGATTTGAGGTAGCTTGAACGGCTAACAGGAACGGTCAGTTCTTCGCCAACTGCAAGGTTTGAAAGTTGCCCGAGCAGAGACTTTTTGCGCTGATTTTTAGATGTTTCGTTCATTATTTCGATATTTATTTATAACTTTATACCGCAAAGGTAATCAAAATAGATTTACCTACATCATAAACGAGTAGGTTTCTGTTTGGATTTAAGAATTATTAACTATGTAATGATTTATCTAAATCGGAAATGCTTATGAGAATTGAAAGAGTAAACATCGGGTTAGTCATCGAGCAAAGGCTTAATGAACTCGGTATGTCTAAGTCTGAATTTGGCAGAAAAATCGGCATACCACAACAGAACGTAAATAGGATACTGGATAAATCAAGTATTGATACAGACAAGTTGGTAACAATAGGCGAAGCATTGGAGTATAACTTCTTCAAGGAATACACTGATGATTTGTCTGGTACATCAAATGCGGTGTCGTTATCTGGTAACAATAATCAAGTTAATGGTCATGGAGCGCATGATAACATCAATGGCGATGTAAGTGCTGCAATATGGGAAGAACGTGTCAAGGCTTTGGAGGCTCTTCTTGCAGAGAAAGAAAGGCTGATAAAGTTTTACGAGAAGATGGTGGAGAAATGAAACACTTCTTGCACTTTTTAGGTACTATTATACTTACAGCGATTATAAGTTTGATAGTGGCCGTCTTGTTTGGACTCTTACATTATCTTGGGTATTTACTCTCTTTGGTAGAAAAGCCAACCATTATGAATATTCTTGGAATGGCACTAATCCTATGGACTATAATGTTGTTACATGGGTTAATATCTGTTGTTGTTTTCATGTACCATTGTTGTAAAGACCCATATTTCAAACATGCTACATTCCAAACGGGAATTAGCTGGAATGACTATAAACGCCTAAAAAGAAATAAATGATATGGACAACAATAAAGATTTGACGAAACTGAAGATGCTGATGAATGCAATCAACGAGGTCAAAGAAGATGAAGAACTTGATGATGAGGTGGATTTCTACGAAGAACTGAAAGAAGCTGCATGGAACATTCTCCATGAGAACCCCGGCACGGACTTTGGAGACTGGCAGGATATGCTCATCGAGCAATACCCGACAGAGGTTGTGGATGCACTCGGTACCAACCCTCTTGATGTCTTTGCAGAACTTTCCGATTGGTGGAACTCTATGGGGTACGATGATGACATAACGGATGTGTGCTACACGTTTCGGGATTGGGCAGAATACTTCGCCACGGAGCGGTCGGTGGAACTCTACGACCTGCTTGTTGAGGCGAAACGCGAAATAAAGCGTTTGGAGGGCGTTATTTCTTCAAAACAATAAAACCCTCATCGGGGTATAGAAAATCCGTCAGAGGAGCAAAGAAATGGCTTATTTGGATATTTAACGATGACGACAAGAGTAGCGGAAATATAAAATTAGACGAACAAGAAAAGATATAAAAGCAGAGGAATTTGCCATGCCATAGTGTAAGGCTTACCAATATTCCGATAAGCCCACAAAATAAGAGGGTACGAACTGCGGCGCAGGCTGCTGTTGAGGAATAATCGACGGATAATTAAATAATTGTTTTAGGCTGTAATGACCTGATTTTAAGGCATTACAGCCTAAACTGTTTTTAAGCGGTTCGTACACTTGACATCGCTTTGTGAAGCCAAATGTACGGCCTACGCATACACCACGCATACACTTTTAAACAGGGCCACATACACCAATCCATACACCACTGAAACAATTAAAAATCAAGAGAATATGGCAAATTTTAAAGCAGTAGTTAGAAAGAAGCGTGCAGATGGCTTCTATCCGGTGTACATTCGTATCGTTCACCGCTCTCGTATGGGGTATATCAAGACCTCAAAAATCGTCACGGATAAGCAACTCAGCAAGACGGGTGAGATCAAGGATCCCGTAGTAAATGACTATTGTTCTCGTGAGATTTTACGTTACAGTGACCTCGTGAATCGCAAGGATGTTTCTCACTTCTCCGTAGCAGAATTGATTGAGTATTTAAACAATCTGGATGAAGAAGTCAACTTCAGTGAGTATGCGAATAAGTTTATTGCGCGTATGCGTGAGGAAGGTCACGAACGTAATGCGAAGAATTATCGCTTGGCTGTTGATCACCTGCAGCGCTATTTGGGCTCCACCGAAGTGATGTTCTCCAGACTGACCACTACTACCATTAATAATTGGATAGATAGTTTGTCGTTGACCAATCGAGCCAAGGAGATGTACCCTACCTGTGTGCGTCAGATTTTC